AATATTATGATTGTGGATCATATCATGATATTGGTGCTGTTACAGACGTAGCTGAAAATGTTCAAATCACATTAGTTGATACATATCGTGATTATTTTAGATGTCCGTCTGTTGACACAACAGGTTATGTTGTTTCAGAAATTATTCAAGGGGAATATAAATTACCACAAACAGTTGAGATTCCGAATGGTACTTCGGAAATAAATGTTCTATATGATGTTGCTCAAGAGACTTTAGATTATTCATTAGTTATTAATATCTTTAATGAGGTAGATTCGGCACCATCTATTATACCATACATTGTAACTCATAAATCCCTTAACGGATTTGGAGTTAAATTTTCAGATTCATTTGATTCTGATAATTATTTTCTTACATGGGATGTGATTGATCAAACAAATGCATCAGGATTAGAACCAATTCTTTCAGGATCAAATTCAATTACAGTTTCATTTTCACAACCAAGAAGTAATATAAATTATTCAATTGGCTTAACACTTGAAAATTTAGTTGATAATCCTCCGTCATATTATGTATATACAGTTGTTAATAAAACTGTGAATGGATTTACTGTTAAATTTTCAGACACAATTGATTCCGCCAATTATGTTCTAGCATGGACTGTGTATGAATACGCCAGAACGTTACAAGGAGGAGCAACTGTTTCAGGGTGGGAGCATATTCCAAATGGCAGCAATACTGTAACTGTTGCTGTTTCACCATCTGAAATTTTTGATAATTATACATTAGCACTATCTCTTGTAAATAATGTTGATTCATCAGTATCAAAATATTCTTTTATTGTTACATCAAAAACAGTAGATCATTTTACTATTCAATTCTCAAGTCCTATGGATTCAGATAATTATTATTTGTCATGGGCATTCCCTGTTGCATCCTCTACAGTCTTTGAAAATTTTCTTTTTAGACAAACAGGTCAAATGAGAGATTTCGATGCAGACGGTACGTTCGACTGTACACACGGAATGGATCAAGTTGACATCCAAATAGAAGACGTAATCAACTTTATGTTGCTTGAAAGTGGTGGTTACGTTCTACAAGAAAATGGAAGTAGAATCATTCTCTAAAGTTTCCAACCTTTGCAAATGGTTATAATCCCTACATTTCATGCGGTTGTTGTCCTTTCTTTTTAGAACAAAAAAATAAAATCAAATACTTATTAAGGAGTTTTTTATATGCCTTCGTTCAAAAAAGAAATTATGAAACTAGCAAAAAATACGATACTTAGCAATAGGGATATTGCTAAAGTTGTTGGGTGTTCACCACGAACAGTGAATAAGTATGCTGGTTCTCATACAGATAGATGCAAACAAAAAGTTGCTTGTGATTCTGCAGATATTTTTGAAATTCAAAAGACCATTTTAATGCCAGACATTCATTATCCTCATTATGATCAAAGAGTGATGGAGGCGCTGGAAGAATTTATTATTGATTATCAACCAAATGAATTAGTCTATATGGGTGATCAAATTTCATTAGACTGTATTTCATACTGGAATAAAAGAAAACCTCTTTTGAAAGAAGGTCAACGATTATTAAATGATTATAAAGGTTTTGATCATCATATTTTGCAAAGACATGAAGCAATTACAAGTGATTCTTGTAGACGAACCTTTATGATTGGAAATCACGAATATCGAATTGAAATGTATTGTGAAGAACATCCTGAACTTCAAGGAATGATTGATCTTGTTTCTTATCTCGATTTAGAAAATCGTGGTTACAAAATTATTCCCTTTAATGAAATTCACAAAATTGGAAAGTTAAATGTGATTCATGGTTTTTACTGGAATAAATATCATGCAGTAAAAACATTAGAGGCATTTGAAGGGAATGTAGTCTATGCACACGTCCACAATCCACAAATGTATGCTAAAGTATCACCAATTGATAGAAAGGGATATCATACCGCAACAGCTCTTGGATGTCTGTGTAATATCAAACCAGACTATAAAAGAAATGCGCCCAATTTTTGGATTAATCAATTCGCTATTGTAGAACACCTACCGGCAACAGGCATTTTTAATTTATTTCCTATAACAATAATAGAAGGTTCGTTTATGTTTAATAGCAAATATTATGGCAAAAACTTGTAGCATTAATTTATGTGATTATGGTTGCAATCAAAAAGCAACACATCAACTTAAAAATGGAAAATGGTGTTGTAGTAAAAAATGGCAACAATGTCCTGTATATAGAAAGAAAATAAGAGAACTAAATATTGGAAGTAACAATCCTAATTATGGAAAAAAGAGAAGCGAGGAAACAAAGAGAAGACAAAGCAATTCACTAAAGGGACGAACATATATTGATTTACATGGTGTGGTTAAAGCTAAAAAATTAAAGAAAAAATTAAGTAAAATAAAGCAAGGAAAAATACTTTCCAAAGAAACAAAAATTAAAAAAAGTAAAGCTCTTAAAGGAAAAACTTATATAGAACTTTTTGGGGAAGAAAAAGCCAAAGAATTAAAAAAATTAAGAAGTGAAATGAAAAAAGGTTCTAATCATCATATGTTCTTGACAATTGAAAAAATAAAAAAAGAGCGTCCTTTATTTTACAAAATTGAAGAAATGAGATATAATCCAGATAAACCAGAAGAAAAAGAAATACAGGTTCATTGTAAAAACCATAATTGTTCAAACTCAAAAGAGCATAATGGTTGGTTTACTCCAACACGTACTCAATTATACGAAAGAATCAGATGTATAGAAGTTAATGGGAGCGACAATTCATACTTTTATTGTTCTGATAAATGTAAAAATGAATGTCCTTTATATGCATCTAAAGGAGCAGATCCATTTCAACAAACAGATAAATTATACACTCAATCTGAATATCAACAATTTAGAGATTATGTGTTAGAAAGAGATAATTATAAATGTCAATATTGTGGTAAAAAAGCAGAACATGTTCATCATGAAAGACCCCAAAAAACTGAACCGTTTTTTAGTTTAGATCCGGATTTAGCATGGAGTGTATGTAAAAAATGTCATTATGAAAAAGGTCATCAAGACGAATGTTCAACTGGATACCTTGCATCATTACAATGTTAAGCAAAAAAAATCAGGGAATATATGACGCTGTACTATTCCCCTGATTTAATTATGAGCGATGCTATTTTACCTTTGCCGCCAGCATTCTAATTCGGGATGGTATTAACCCAACAGGATTCACATATTATTCGCGTTGGTCGGCATGGGATTTGACCCACCACCACACGGAATTTCAGGGTCTTCCTCAGCAGGTCCCCACGAAAGAAACCATACACATACCATCTTTTAAATTTATTCAATCTGTGATTTTCCAGATACCTTTAATTCCAAGTTCGTGATATGATTTGTGACCTTCATTGATCTTATTCTCGGTCACATTCATTCCACCGATCTCGGTGTAGATGCGCCAATCAGCGCTACGTGATTCAGAAACACAAAGGATAAGTGAAAGAATTATAACTGAGGTAACTATAATCTTGCTCATGACGACTCCTTTCTGAAAATAAAGCAATTAGATTTATTTCTTCACTAATTAATGTACATAATTAGAACAAATTTAATGAAATCCCTACATGGTAATCACTAATGGACTTTAAACAAATTTGAGGTCTTAGTCCATGACCTGTAAAAAGGAGATAAGACCATGACATACAAAGATCAGTTCGTTGTAGAAGTAAAATATAAAGGAAAAATCCTCAGAGTACAAGATGATATTGTACGCCTACCTTTTGGGAGTGAATACTCACTCTATCTGAAAAATTTAAACTCAAGAAAAGCATCCGTAAAAATTTCAATTGATGGAGAGGATGTACTTGATTATCAATCTCTAATCCTGCAAGCAAATTCAAGTATAGAACTTGAAGGTTTCTTAAGAGGAACTCAAGCAACAAATAAGTTTAAATTTATCAAAAAAACAAAAGAAATCCAAGACCATCGTGGTGATAAAATAGACGATGGAATAATTCGTGTAGAGTTTGCATATGAAAAAGCAGAACCAATCCGAAAAATTATTCTTGAGGATCATTACTATCATTATCATAGGTTCAATCATTATCACTGGAATTATAACAATTGGTTCACAGGAGACTCTCAAGTAAAATATACTTCAACAACTAGAAATACCAGTAATAATGTAAACGGACAATCTTCAATTGCAGTAGAAAATTCATCGAAAGGAATGGCAGGAGAACCTATAGCACATACATATTTCAATCATGTATCAATGAATTCTCTTGGTGTTGAATCTCTGGGTCAGCCATTGGATGACGAAGGAATTACTGTAAAAGGTTCTGAATGCCATCAATCATTTAGATACGGAACAATTGGCGAACTTGAACAATCTGAGGTTATCATAATCAGATTAAGGGGTATCACAGGAGCCAATGAATCAATTCAACAACCTGTAACTGTCAAAACTAAATTAACATGTTCAACATGTGGCAGAGTTTCAAAATCATCTGCAAAATTTTGTTCAAACTGTGGAACATTTTTAGAATAAAAAAATAATCTCATGTAGGGTTTTATTGGGAGCATGATCATTTGAGCATGCTCCCTTTTTTTATGCTGATTTGTTTCAACAACTACTTTAAGAAGTTGCTGTAGTTTCTTGCGACATTCCAATGTCAAAGTATTTTGTTGCATATATGAGATCAGAATCAATAGATCTGACTGAGATATATACATCCCATCTTTTTTAAATTGAACTCCAGTTTTCGATAATTGATACGTAGGTTCGGCGTCCAAACTCGTTAAATATTTAGAACAAAATATAAAACCGACCTCATCATAAAAAGGATAACAATGATATGAGTAAAAATGTAGAAACAATAGAAGTCAATTCTGTGGATGACTATGGTAAATGTTTAGCAGATTCTGTGAATAAAACATTCGCTGGTGATAGAGTTAAACCGTCAGGTTATGTTGAGATTTATGAGGAGGATGAGGATGGTAAAAAGAAACTTATTGGACGGCATAACCTTGTCTTATATAATGGCAGAGAATGGTTAGCTCAAAAGATTATTAATCGAAACAATAGCAATATAACGCCTACAAAAGATGAATGGGTAAACTGGTTTGGTCTTGGCGATGGAGGTGTCATTCCAGGCGATCCATTTAACCCGGTTCCACCAATTATCACAGAAACAGATTTAGCATCCAGGGTGATGATCACTGCCACCGATTCATCTGCTGCTGATTATCATACAGTCAGTCCGGGATACCCAGAAGAAGGTTATTACAAGATACCATTTGATACTGTTGATTTTGAGCAAGATGCTCAGAATGATGATACATGGTTAGTCATAAAAATTACAGTAAATGTTGGTATAGACGATGCCAATGGAAAACAATTAAGTGAAGCAGGATTATACACTGCTGAATCAAGTGCTGGCGGTTATAGTGGAAATTTTAATATTTTTTCAAGAGTTACCTTCCCATCAATTGTTAAGACATCTGACCGCAGAATTATATTTAACTGGTTCTTGTATGTATAAAAAGAAGGAGATTTAAGATTTTAGTACTCTTGAAAAAGGATTTTTGATATAGACCTGGAGAGAAAGGAAAATAAATAAAGAATAGAGCTAATTAAAAATTAGAGAAATTAAAAATAGGAGGAATATGAGATATGAGTAATGTATCTCCGGGTGTTTTTACCAAAATCATCGACCTCTCTCAGTTTGTACAAGCAGTACCCTCAACAATCGGCTTTATTGCTGCACTAACAGAGAAAGGCGAGGACAACGTCCTCAAATTCATCGGATCCCGTGCCGATTTTATTTCAGAATTTGGAGAACCAAACATTTCAATTTATGGCAAAAATTATGGACAAGGTCCATATTGTGCCTACAACTACCTTGGCGAATCAGGTGCTCTTTATTTTATGAGAGTTATGTCTGATAACGCCACATTTGCAAATATACGTATTGATGCCACAATCGGTGCGACTGATACAACTGCAGGTTATCAGATCACATTTGTTGAAGGTATGAATAGTGTAGACGAATTTGGAACTAATTTACAAATGTCAGGTACTACATATCCAATCGCTTTCTTGCGTCCAATCGGTCGTGGTCAGTGGTACAACAAATTGGGTATCAGATTAACCGAAGTATCAAATCCAACCTTATGGGATCAATATGTACTTGATGTTTATGAAAGACAATCAGATGGTCAAGATGTTATTGTCGAATCATTTGAAGTTTCTTTTGACCCCCTGGCAAGAGATAATGCTGGAGAATCATTATGGATTGTTGATATCCTGAACCTTTATTCTTCTGTTCTTCGTGCAGAAATGTACATTGATGAAGACACTGGTAGATATTCGGATGGATATGAAGAAAATATCCGTGTTTATGATAAAGATATCGGAACAACATCTGTAGTATTGACAGGTGGTTCAGCTACAATTTCAGATGTTAAACAAGATTTTAGCGATTGGGAATCAGCTACTGGTCCGGCCGATTATGTTGTGATTGCCAAAGATGCAAGAGGAATCGAAGTTTGGGGTTGGTTGGGAGCTGCATCAGGTGTTGATAATGAAACAGTTGCAGTTTATGCCGATAGAATGATAACAGATCAAACATGGAATGGCAATACAGCAGAGTTTGATGTTAATTCTGAAATTGAATATAGAATTAAGAAATCATATGGTTCTATTGCTGATGCTTTTACTTCATCCGAACCTGTTCCATTAAGGAAGGGTTTAGATGGAGACTTACTAAAAGCAGATGGTTCATTAGATACAGTTGAAGCAACAATTCTATTGAATCAAGCATATTCAGGGATTATTGATGATAATGTTCTTGATAACGAGAATGTTTACTTCTCAATGGTATTTGATTGTGGTTATCCATCAGATGTAAAAACAGCAATCAGTAATCTGTGTCAAACCAGGCGTGACTGTGTTGGTATTCTTGATAATGGTGATAATGCAACAGTTAATCTGGCATTGTCAGCAAGAAATAACACACATACATTTAACAATTACTTTGTTGCTCTATATGAAGAATATAATAAAGTATTCGATTCATTTACAGGGCAAGATATGTGGGTTTCACCAATTTATCATATGTCTTATATTTTACCAAGAAACGATACTGTTGCTGAACTATGGTTTGCAGCAGCTGGTTTTAACAGAGCATCTATTGATACAATTAAAGAATTAAGATTTAACCCAAGACTTGGTGAAAGAGATCAAATGTACTTAAAACAGCTTAACCCAATTGTAAAATTCAATCCGGGGTATGTAGTTTGGGGGCAATTGACATCTCAAGCGAAAGCCTCTGCTTTACAAGACTTGAACATCGTTCGACTTGTTCTTTACATCAAGAGAGCATTTGAAGATTTCTGTCGTTTCTTTATCTTTGAACAAAATGATGAAATCACATGGTCATTAGTTGCAGGTCAATTAGTTGAGTTCCTTGAAGTTATTAGGAAGAAACGTGGCCTCTATAATTACTCAGTAGAAGTAGGTGCAACAGAATATGAAAGAAAGACAAAGAAATTCCATATAAACGTAACTCTTGAACCGACAAGAGTTGTTGAACAGATTCAGTTGAATTTCTTCATCGTTTAATATCCAAAAAAAAGACCCGGGCAGAGAATATTCGCTCGGGTCTTTTTTTCGTCGGAACTCTATTAAGGGGTAAGGGGCATTCCAAGAGGAACAACTGACATAGAATGCTTCAATGAACCATCAAAGAGCTTGGTTGTATAAGCTCGATAAATGAGAACATTTTTTTGTCTGTCATATGTTCTTGAAATTCTCATGACCTTAGTTCCAATTGATTTCTTAAAGTTGGTTACATTGTGGTTTGTCGATGTATCAATAATAGGCTTTCCATCTCTCATGGGAATCGGACCTGTCAGACGACATGCAATTGATACATTGCTGGGGTCAGAAAATTGCCATCCGGTTGCTACAATATGGGTTACGTAGATACTGATAAATGGATTTTGAGGGTCATCAATCCTCAAAGTTTCCAGGTCATAGTTGTTAGGACCAAGACGGTCAATCGCAAGAAATCTGTCAATACGAACTGCAGTTGGACCTGCTTCAGCTTTTGTGGACAGAGTGAACATTAAAACAACCACTGCGAGTACCATTACAATGTTTCTCATTTGATGATCATACTTCATAATTTTCTCCTTTTGTTTACATGTTATCTAAATCATAATCCATGGAATCAATTTCAGCTTGTAATTTCTGAACTTCTTCCATTGCCTTAATCGCTTCTTTGTAAACTGCATCGTTCAAGAAATGAACTACATTGATAATAAGAAAATTTATCCTCAACACTTCCTGACCACGTACATAATTGTAACGGCCATCTCTCCATTTCTTTGCCCAATGCATATAGATTTTATCCGACATCCCCCTTCTCATGAGATTGTCAATTGATTTAACAACCAACCCTAATTCCTGAAACAGTTGAAGGACGAAGAAACATATATTGGGATCAATTAGAGCGTTATTCATTGAGTTGAAAACTGCTGAGTGTTTTATTGCATCCGTAAATATTTGTGCTTTTCTCAAGTCCATTTTTTCAACTTGAAAAATTCCAACATTCTCTCTCATTGAAAGATGACTATGAATATCGAAGTTCGGCGGTACAGCTACAAATTCCGCCATAACATAATTGTTTACAACAGTATTTAATTCACGATGATCGTATGGATCATCAATATTCATGTTCATATCATCTTCTTTGGAATGTGTTAAATTAGTGTCTGCTAATCCTAATGAACTTCTGCCCTCCCCAGTCGTTTTCATGTTCAAGTTCAGCAAAGAACTGACCGCTTTCATCACCGTATTCAAAAAAGTAGGCATACAACCCCTCATATTTTTTTGCCAGCTTCATAGCATAAGCGGTGCATTGTTGTTCGGATTTTAGTTCTTGTTCTTGCCACGCTTGTTGCTGCCAAAGATCATTGTTATGAAATTCTTCCATGGTGATGCCATGTTTTTGACAGAACTTCTTATCGTAATCCCAATCGTAGTGTGTGAGTCCTTCTACATATCCACAATCAAGTTCTTGCGCTGTTTTCTCAATGAACAATTTTGAATCCGGCGCGACACGAAGACCTTTTTGCTTTTTCGCATCTTTAAAGATTTGATCTATAAAATCACTACGCCTTATATATTTAGCAACATCTTTACGACTCTCAATACGGTGCGGCCAAAAAACCACAAATGAAGAAGAACTTGAATTGGTTACAAAATCTGTTTTTATTTTCATTAATTCTCCTTACAAACACAGTGGGCACATATGCCGGTTATGTGCTAATTGTGATCTAAATTTTTGAAATGAATCGCCTTCTTTCCAAATAGGTTTTAATCCCTCTGTAATTGGAATAGAAAACACATCTGGATCAGCAAAACTACAAGGCATGAATTTCATATCCGGTGTGATATATGCGGACATTCGTGCTGCTTCACATGTATCAACAGCTGCTTTTTGAACCTCAGATGGATTTCCGTAATTCAATACATGATTTACAAGGCAGCTATCCATACCAACCTTGAATGTGCAATGTGGTTCAAAGATTATTTCTCCAAATAGTTTCAACATTTCTTTGGTTGGTTTTAACGGAAGCTTTGCTCCAGCTCCGTGGGGTTTAAATAATAAAAAGATAACAGCATTCAACCCAGAAATATCAAAGGTCCACTTATCAGGGGTATAACCCTGAATAATCCTGTAACACTTGTTGAATGTTTGATTTGAGAATATCTGATGAATGTTGGTTTTAATTCCGGCTTTGATTAACCGGTCTAACGCTTCATATGTGTATGTCTTCTCATAATCACTTACAGCAACAGCGCCACATAGTTTAGAAATTTCAATTTGTTCATCTGTTAAGCCAATGCCGCTTGTTGTATAGTTGGGAACTATATTATTCATTCGACAATATTCAATAATTTCGCCGAAATGCTCATGATGATTTGGATCGCCACGCCCCCCAAGAGCAACTTGATTGACATGATACGATGCTTCATCAATGATTTTTTTAAAGTCTGATAACGTCATATTCGGACGATTTTCATGTCCCTGATAACAGAATGGGCATTTGTGTTTACAGGTGCCCATCACACCGATATCAAGTAGAGATGGCATTTCAAGGACAAATGGATCTTCATGCCCGTTGATACCTCTGGTAATCTCCAGTCCGTTATGGGTGTTGAAAAGAATTTCGTACTCGTTGTTTTTGAAATGCTTGTTAAATTTTAGAATCATGGCTTTTAAATTCCTCATCTGTACTTTTGTTTAAGGGTTTTACTTCCTTCGTTTCTGTATCCTTTATTATTTCTTCAATTGTGGATTTGGGATTAATAACTTCTGCCTGATTTTCATTTTCATTCTCTTCACCAAAAATAGGTTATATGCATGATGGTGGACAAACTGAAGCCTCTGCTTTTTTAACCATTTGTTGTCCTCCTTAGTAAAAAAGTTAGTCAAATCATTTTATTTATTAGATATTAATATATATAGATGATTGAACTTTTATTGACGACATGCTAACAAGTTTAGAACAAAATATAAAATAGATTGCTGGTATTAGAATGGAAACAATAGATAAAATATTAGAAAGACGCAAAGTTAAAGATGAGGAAGCAGTTGGGGGGTTTGCGATTGATTCATTCCCCGAGATTCCAAAGAAGAAAAAACGTCAAATTATCAGAACTATCTATCCTGAGTCTAAAATGGAAACTATTCCAAGACGAGCAATGATCGACTTGGATTTGACAATTCATAAATACTCTAAGGGGTATAAAGATGGTGAAATATATGACGAACCTTTCAGTGGAGCTAAAAAAGTTATTAACTGGTTAAGAAAACAAGGTTATGAAATTGTGATTTTTACTACTCGAGCATCAAAAGAAAATGCTAAAGAGCAGGGTGGGGATCATAAAGAACAAATTAAAAAAGTTGAGAAGTGGTTAAAAAAATACAATATTTATTTTGATCAAATCACTGCTGAAAAATTAGCAGCTGATTTTTACATTGATGATAAAGCCATTCATATACCAAATGGGAATTGGAACACAGTTCTCAACGTTATTAAAAAACGTGTAAAGTATAAAGTTGCTTAGCAACTAGGAGGACACTAACATGGGTATGAAATATTCATTTGCCGAACTGGGACAAAATATTTTAACAAGAAAGTTTGGCGGAACAACAGTTGGTGTTGCTGACCCTTATGTAACTGGCTACCATTTTGTATGGTTTGACAAGATTCCACCGGGATTAGCAGGTTATATTGCTAGTAATGGAATTAGCGGTATATCAACAACTGGAGAAATTCAAAACATATTAGCAGCATCGTGTTTATCTGTAACACCTCCGGGTGGTACTCTAAACAAAATTGAATACACAGGTCTTGGTGGTGTCAAATGGGCGGTACCAGGTAACATTGATTACGGTAACACTGTCTCTGTAAAATTCCTTGAGTTTAACAAGACACCTATATTGGATATCATGCATAACTGGGTAAAATTGATTAAAGATTACAGAACAGGTGCTACTGATTTAGAAGACGGTTCAGAAGGTGAAGGTTACACAAAGAAAACTTATGCTGGCTTGATGTACTATTGGACAACAGCACCAGATGCGAAAACAGTAGAATTTTATGCAGCATATGATGGTGTGTTCCCTGGCAAGGATCCACAAGATTTGTTTACAAGTGACGTGGAAACTGTTGGTCGACTTGATCTTGAAATTGAGTTCAACGTAGATTACGCATGGCGTGAACCATGGGTATTGCAGAAATGTCAATCATTCGCAAATACCTTTGCACAAGTTAAAGATACAGTAAAGAATTACGGTTTAAGACAATCGTCTGGAACATAAATACAAAAGGAATAACCATCCAATGAAGACTGGTTCAAAACATTCTGAAGAAACCAGAAGAAGAATGAGTGAATTAAAAAAAGGTAAAAATAACCCAATGTATGGAAAAAAGAGGGTTATGTCAGAAGAAACAAGAAAAAAGATGAGTGAAGCACACAAAGGAAAATTCAGTGGAATGAAAGGAAAGAAGTTATCAGAGAAAACAAGAAGACTTCTCAGTGAAAAAAGAAAAGGTAAAAATAACCCAATGTATGGAAAAAAGAAAATAGTTACTGAAGAAACTAGAAGAAAAATGAGCCAAGGAAGCAAGATAACAATAGAAAAGTTAATTCAGAGATATCCATTTTTTTCTTCTATTGAAGAAATGAGATATAATCCAGAAAATAAAAATGAAATTCAAGTGAGATGTAAGAATCATAAATGTAAAAATTCTAAAGAGAAAAATGGATGGTTTACACCTAACGGAACTCAAATGGTAGAGCGGATAAGACAACTTGAAAATCCAGATGGAAACGAAGGCAGTTATTTCTACTGCTCTACAAAATGTAAAGAAGAATGTCCTTTATATAATTTTAGATGGTCAAACAAATTTCACAAAACTAAATATTATTATACATTGGAAGAATATAAAATTTTTAAAGAATTTGTATTAGAAAGAGATAACTACAAATGTCAGTATTGTGGAAAAAAAGCAGAACATGTTCATCATGAAAGACCACAAAAACTAGAACCATTCTTTTCACTTGATATAGATTTAGGTTGGTCTGTATGTAAAGAATGCCACTATAAATATGGGCATGTAGATGAGTGCTCTACTGGAAAATTAGCAAATATAAAATGTAGAGGAGAAATAAATGTTACCTAAATCTGCTTATCAAACAATTGCGGCATGTATGCTTTATGATTCTGATTTGCCGAAAGATCTGAAACTGGAGATCTTAGAGTTTATTGAACATGCAACATCTGAGCAGATATTGCATTACCTTATTCATGATGAATTTGTAAGAGAGAATGAAACTCGTCTTGTTGATGAGAGTTTCATTCTTCCTGCTGCTTTAATTACTGCTGCATCTGCGGCTGGCCGCTCTATATATTCAAAATATTTTAGTGCAGGAGCTCAGGCATGTAGAGATAAAGTTGGGATTGCAAAGAAAGCATGTATGAAACATTACAAAGCACGTGGAATTGCTGGAAAAGTTTCTGCATTAAGAAGAGAGATGGCCAAGTGTGCAAATACTCCAAAACCTGATAAATGCAGAAAAATGTTCCTGAATTATATTCGCAATGCTGAAAAAGAGATGAGAAAAATACAATCTCAATAATACTATTATTAAGAACAAAATATAAATATTTCTTAATGTAATTACAATGAGGAAAAGGAGAAGAAAAAATGTACACAAATATTGTTAATATTCCAGATTCGATTCTATTCCTAACTTCTTGTAGGTTAGCGATTAAAGAATCAGTCCTTATCAATGAAGATATTGACTCGGAAGACAAATATGGACTAGTTGATTTCGTAATGAACGAAGCTTCTGATTATCAAATCATGAACATCGTTGTTAATGACGAGTTCGTTGAAGAAAAATATAGCCCATTGGATGAGATAGATCTTTTTGATCAGTATAAGGAAATGGTTGTTGAAAATATCTATGATTTTGCTGGTGTCCTTGAAAGTAAAGACTTAAAAGGTCTGTTATATGAAATCGGTCCTGTATCACAGGAAGGTATTTCTACCGCTGTTCCTATTCTTGAGTTCCTACATGAAACAGGCGCACTTCAAGAAAAAAGTAAAGTAAGCGATACCGTTGCCGCAATGGTCAAGAAAATGAAAGAAAGAGGCGCATCTGCTGGTGAGATTACTGCTGCTATTAAAGCAAAAGGCGGTCGTGCTGGTAGACGCTTGGCTGCTAAACCAGGTCAGGCAGTTGGTGCAGCTAAGAAATTCACTACTGGTGTTAAACAAGGCACAAAAATTGGTGCAATTTCTAACAAAGATGTTGCCGCATCACAAAGAGCTGGATCCAAAGTTGGTGCTAGTACTGCAGCCGGCATGACCAAAGCAAAAAAGATGGCTGCTACAACAAAGGGTAGAGCAAAAGACGTTGCTGGAAGTGCTGCTAAGAAAACTGGTGCTGACAAATTTGCTACAGGTTATAAACAAGGTAAGCAAATGGGATATATTAAAAATAAAGACGTTAGTAAAGCACAACGTCTTGGTTCAGCCACTGGTGCTCCTGTAGGTATGGCAAAACGTGGCGCTACAGCTGCTAAAACAAAAGTCGCTGGTGCTGTAGATCAAACTGGTAAAGCTGTCAAAGGCGCTCTTATAACAAAAACTGGTAAAGCTGGAGCAATCGCTCTCGCAGCCGCAGCTATTTATGGTGGCGTAAAAGCGTATCAAAGATTTATGAGCCAAGCAGCTAAAGCATGTGCCGGACAATCAGGTGCTGCTAAAACAGCTTGCATGAAGAAATACAAAGCAAATGCTATCAGAAGACAAATTGCAGTTACACAAAAGGGTATGGCTTCATGTGGCAATGCTAAAGATCCTGCTAAATGTAGAGCAGCAATTCAGGCGAGAATCCAAAAGTTGAACAGCAAATGGGCTAAATTGAATGTCTAATTAAATATTTCAAGAATTATCAATTATAGATACGAAGGAAAGGAGATAGATCTATGACTTTTACAGGTTTCCAAGTGCAATATCCCGAGTATGAGGTTATTACACCGCAAACAAAACAATCATTTACATTACGTTCATTAAATGTAAGTGAAGAAGAAAATTTAAAAGGAAGTTTAGTAACACCGAATAAAATTGCTGATCATTTAAATGCCTGCATTTTTCAGTCTATTGTAAAGAAGCCAGAGGGTATTGTGACTCTGGATGATTTTCTTAGAAAGACCACATTAAAAGATCGTGATGCTCTTTTATATGGTCTTTATCATATTACATATGAAGAGATAAGAAATTATCGAGTCAAATGTAGAGCATGTGATAATGAATATGAGGTAACCGTTCATGCATCTAGTACATTCAACTTCAATCCTTATCCAGGTGACGACATATTAAAAGAAAAAGGAACTTTTGAATTGCCTGTCACAAAGGGAGTTTTTGTGACTATTAAACAACCAACTCTTTTTGATGAAATGGCAAGCATCAAAGCTCTTGCATCACGTCCTGGATCAACACTTGAATTGATCACTGAAACATTGATCATTGAAAAGTTTGAACAAGATATTCCTGAAAGAAAGGATCCAATTGTTTATAAGGATCGAGTTGATGTTATTGACGCTTATATGAGTCTTCCAGCAAAAGATAAGCGAGAGATTTTTAAATACTACACCAATAAGTTTGGGAAGTATGGTGTTGATTTGAAGATGCAAAGTAATTGCACTAGTTGTGGCAATGAGGATATTCATACTATTGATTTAGTGGAAAGCTTTTTTCGTTCATTGTACTCAGCATAATGATATCATCAGATACAAGAATACCCTTAATGAAAATATATATGCTTGTATGGAGATGAGTAAACAATCTTATGTTGAGTGCCTTTCTATGCCATTCAAACGATTTCAGGATTACATGGAGTGGAAGGCCAAGTTGGAAGATGAAAAGCAGAAAAAGATTAATGAGGGAATGAACAAACATGGCAAATCTTTTAAGTAGGTTTAGCAAAACTGTTGTTGGTTCTGACTCGAAACTTGCCGACTATAAATCTAAAATTGCAAGTAGTGGGGATTTTAAACGAATCTCTGATATTCATGTAATTTTAAATTCATGGAGCAATATTCTTACTACCCCAAGAAGAACTTATATGTTTGATCCGGAATACGGTAGTGATTTATATAAATTAATCTTTGAACCTGCTGATGAAACAACACAACAAGCGATTATTGATGAAGTTGTTTCAGTCCTGAGGCGTTATGACAATCGAGCAAGAATAAATGATATTAATGTTGAATTTCTACCCAATAGAAAAGGATTCGCTCTTGCAGTTGATGTTGAATATAAAGGAGATACTAGTCAGCTTGAAGTTGTTATTGATGAGGAAACATACTTTCAATTTTTTGAATCATCAGCTACGGTGGGTTAAAATATGATTACAGACTACGATAAAAAACTATTAACGGAGGCGGGGAGAGATTATATCTTTGATATTGTCCTTGAAAGTAAATACCTGAAAGAAAATATTTCATTTAAGGAACATGTTCTCTTATGTGATCAAGTTAATAATCTTACATATGAAGAAGTCATTTCCCTAACAATTACAGAAGACATTCGTGCGTTTGAAGGGAAGTTCAGTAAGTTTCTTAAATATAGCATTGCTGCAATTGCGGGAATGCCTTTAGGTCCTACTGGTCCTCCAACCGCAATGTTTATTTTATATCTCTATCGTAAACTAACAGATACCTGTGAACGCTCCTGTTTCAGAAAATTTCCACTCTCTAAACAAAGAAAAATTTGTAAATATGAATGCCAATTAAACGCCGCCAGGAAAATGGCAAATGACATTCGTTCAGAAATTGCAAAATGTAGTCAGTTTACAAGAGTTGTAAGCTGTGAAAAGAAACTTCAGAAAGAGTATATCAAGTGGGCAAAGCGCGTTCAATTGTTAATTGTAAAATTAAACCGTGCAAAATTAGACCTTGCTGAGAAGCAGAGGAAAGCAAATGCTAAAGAATTATCAAGAAATGCCAGAGCATTAGCTGCTGGTCTTGATCTTTCTGGAATGAAATTATCTGATTTTATTGCTGAAAACAAACAACTTCGTGATAGACTTCCATTTGAAAAACACTTGGAGCTTTATAATGCTGTTGCTTCAAATGAAAGTGAAAATATTGATGGGCCTGCTCCATTCAAAGTAGATCCAAAAAAAGAAAAACAATTAAGACAAGCAATGTATTTAGGACTGTGGATTGTTCCTATTCCATTTTTTAATGATTTAGTTAACTATCTTGTGAAGAAATATAGTGCAGGTTGTGCAGGCAAATGTGGTGCTCAAATGAAGATACCAAAAGATGTTTGTTATAGCCAATGTGCGTATCTCGGAGCAAAATATGCAGTTCAAGAATTGAATAAACAAATGAGTAAATGTAATAAAGCAGATACTCCTGAAAAAGTTTATAAATGTAAGAAGACAGTTTTAAAACTTAAAGAAGATTGGAAACAAAGAGAAGTCGAACGTAAAATTAAATTTGAAGCTCTCTTGAGAAGAAAGATTCAAGATGCGAGAGAAAAGAAACAAAGA